GGCACGAACGCGGACGTTCGCAGTCCGTCAATGGTTGCGAGGTTCGTGGCCAACCCCGTGCGTATCTCCGACAGGGTAGGCATCAGGCAACCCCGTGCGTGACCTTGCGGAACGGCATCAGCATTGACTGAATGTCAGGGTCAATGCGTGCCACTCTCACGGCACCCATATCCCCGAACCCGGCCACACCTAGCGCACTTGAATACCGTTGGTACTGTCGCAGTGACGCGAGGATGCACGCTTGTTTCACTGCCGCAGGTACCGCAGTGGCGAACCCGTAAACACCCGTGATCTTTACTCCGGTCTCGTTCGCTATCGGATCCACCGGGAACAAGTAATCACCGACGGCACGCAGCCGCGTAGACGGGAAATCAAGACCCGCGTTCGTGCGGTTCAACGGTTCAAGTTGGTAGTCACTAGCGGTAAGGGTTTCGTCGTAGATACCGTCAAGACCGGACGATGTTTCCACCGTGATCGCGGTACCCGCAAGGTCATCCACCTCAACCGTGTACGAATCCCGCGCCGCGAAGTATCGAACCTCAGTGCCGTTCGTGTAGAACCTGCGTTCGCAGTAACCGTCAATCATTCGTGATGATGCTTCAATGGCGGTCTCTAACAAGGAATCATCCACGCTATCCGTGATGCGTGCCGCAGCCTTCACCTCAGACAGGGACGCATACCCGTTAGTGATTGCCATTACCTACCCGCTTTCCGTAATAAAGATCCGTGACCTCACGCACCGCAATAGAAATGTTTTCGTCCGACACTTCACCGCGGCGCATCAAACCATCAATGGCGCGTTCAATCTCCAAACGCACCTGTTTATCAGTTGATCGTTGCGCTGCCGCTGCGGTACTTGTGTCCCTCCAACGTTGGCGTAACCCACGGATTGATACTGTGAACGCCGACATTGAACGTTCTAATCTTTCTCGCCATAGCCTCAAGTGCGTTCCTCCACACATCAAAATGAAGCAACCCGTCAGGGTGTTCATACCCGGTTACCCGTGATTGTCCGTCGTACTCCCCGCAGTCCGCACCGGCAACAACAATGTCCGACGCGCCTAAATAAACCGCAAGATGCAACGCCATGTGTAGCGACGACGGACCAACAATCAACGTGTCCGGATCCTCCGGCCAATGAACGAAAGGATCAAACGCCGCATAGCGTTGCTCAATCGTCGGAATCTTGATCACGTTCGGTTCAGATGCGGGACGTTCACTGCGATCCTCATGCGGTACCTGTTCAACCTCAGAGGTGAACACCGTCAAATCCGGTCGCATTCGTGCGATAGCGTCCGCGTCGTTGTGGTGTTGCGACACCGAATAGAACCAACTCAAACCTTGCGAGACACCCGCATAGTTAGTGCACACACAAACTTTGTCATCCCAAAACCGCGGGTCAATATGGTTCAGGCTTGCACCAGATCCAAGCACCCAAATGGTTTCGCAGTCGTGAATGTTGTTGAACTTGGTCAGTCCCACGACAACCGCCTACGACGCAACAGGGAATACCCGCCGTCCGTGAAATCCTCCATACTGTGCTTGCGTTGCACATACAGACGATTAGCCGTGAACGTTTCCGCGTTCCTGTCGTTGTATCCGTATTTCAGGGTCGAACTGTTGTCATGATCCACTGATATATCAGAGAACATGATTGGCATCTGATAATGACGGCACCGCGTCATATAATCGTCATCCTCAAAATACGCCGGGTGAACCTGCTCATCAAACAATCCCACACGCTCTATAACGGACTGTGACAGGCAAAACGTAGACCAGACAGGTGTTGCACCCGCCAACAACAAAACCCCGTCAGAAACCGTCTCAGCGAATCTTTGCAGGGATCCCGCAGGAAACACCACATCGAAGTTCGCCACAAGCCACCACGGAGCCAACGCCGTAGCCTTGATACCCAGATTCCACGAACCCGCCACACCAAGATTGCACGGCATCGGCAACACCGTGATAGCACCAACCCGGTCACCCGCAGCCTGCCGCAGTTCCACCGGATCCACACACATCCCGTTATCCACCACAACAAGCCGGTGAACCGGGAAATCAATCGAACCCGCCATCCGGTACAACAACTCCGGACCCGCCAGAATCGGCACAATCATTACGGGTATAGAATCCGCATCCTCCCCAATCATAGCGGCATCACACCAAATCGTCTAACAGTGGCCGCCACATATTCTCATACACCAAGTCCGCATCGTAATTCTCAACGATGAACTTCCGTGCCGTAGGTGAACGTTCACCCTTACGCTCATACGCCTGTTCCAAAGCGTTCACGATGTCCTCAACCGCAGGCGTATTGAACCACGCGTTTTGACTCGCATCCCACAACGGTTGACCTCGAACCTTCCAACCGTCACCAACCAACTCAGGTTGCGCACTGAAATCGTTCACGATCACCGGAGTTTCACACGCCTGCGCATCCGCAACCGTGATCCCGAAACCCTCACCCAAAGTAGGCGCAAGCAAAACATCCATGCCGGTATAGATAGCCGCCAACACTTCATCACTCAAACCAACACGGTTCTGGTACTGATTCACGAACTTCACCCGCGACTCATCCAAACCCACGGCCTGAATCAACGGATCCAACGAGATCCCACCCATACCGCCATACCGTTCCGTATGCATATACAAAACCGCGTCATCGTGACGTTCCGCGAAAATGGAGAACGCTAGCAACTGTTCCGGAAACGCCTTCCGAATTGGAGACGTTCCCTTGTTCGCGTTCACAATCCCCACAACGAACTGCGACGAATCCACCTGCATCAGTTCCCGACCGGTACGCACATTCCCAACATCATCAGAAACCTGCGCCGTAGGTTTGAACACACTCGTTTCAATACCGTGCGGAATATAATAATGATCCAACCCGGCCTTGCTCATCAAACCGGCACCGTACCTACTCATGGCAACCGGGGTCACGTTCGGTTTACTGATGAACGCCGCAACCTTATCCGGAATCGGCAAGTGATCAATCGGCACCCACGACACAATCGGCATTTCATCAAACCGCGGATGCGTGTAAACCCACACATCGTACAGAGTGAAAACGTGATGCCGGTAGTCCGGATGTTGCTTAGACCAATCCACAAAATACGGGTGAATCATATCGTTGGAATACGCATCGAATCCCCGCGGGAAATGTTCAATGCCTTCCCACGCGCTCATCGTTGCTTCAAGACCATAGTTAGCGGCAACCGCTATCGCATGACCATCCTTGATCATCCGTGACACAACCTGTTTAGTTTGCGTCCCGTATCCCGTCGGACTCCATGCAGCGTTACTACACCAAAGACCCGCAACCGGTTGTGTGCCGTTGCGGTTACGTCGTCTGCGCTCAGCGCGATCCATAAGTTTCCTCCGTCGGCAGGTTTGGCAGGAAAGGGAGGGTGGCCGGTCCTGCCTCCGACCACCCTCCCGGTACTACATCAGTAACTAGGCAGCGTTACCAATGAAATACTTGACCGCATCGGACTGACCAAGGTCACCCCACACGCGGATGGTCACACGGAAACCAACCTCATCAGATGCGAAATAAGCATCATCCGAACGTGCAACCTCAATGCCGCCGACCTGCCGCACATGGTACGAACCATGCCAACCGAACAAGACCGACTTAGCACCGGTAGTGATCGCCGGAACATCGGGGTTCTCCACGATGGGATACCCGGCGAATGAATCTGCATCGCCAACGGTAGCCGCAGGCAGGTACAGGTACTGACCGCTGTTGTCCTTCAACTTGCGGAGAGCACCCATGCTCGCGCGACGCATCGAGTACGCGCCACCAAGCCGCACATACGCACCGTCAACCGCGTGCGCAAGGTCAATCAGGTTGTCAGCGGTGAACGCGCCAGATACGGCAGTGCCACCGGTGATACCCGAACCCGCAGCGGTAACAATGCCGTTCGGCTCAACCGTGCCGGTGCCAACGGTCAACAGGTTATTGACCTTCACACCAACGGAGGTGCCGAGCGTGCGAGCGAGGTACGACACAACATCAATGCCGCTGTCCTGCAACAGTTCCCGGCTCACCTTGGTAAGCACGGCAACCTTCTGCGACTTCAACGTAATAGTGCTGAACGTCGGATCCAGCGGAGAAATGCTAGTAGCCTCATCAATCGCAGTACCGGCGGGACGCGTAGCCTCAACCGGAACCTTGATGTCCTCACCGGAAGCGGTGTTCAACAGAGTGACAATGCCACCGTCAAGCATCGGACCAACGGTCACCAACTTTTCCTGAATGACATCGTAGAACGTCTGAGGAACAATAGAGGAATCATCTGAGGTGTTCAGGTCACGACGCTCGAAAGTGTGCGAACGGATTTCACCGTCAACCAACTTCCGAACCATATCGAAATCCGATTCACCGCGAACCATCGCAGCCTCACGAACCTCAGGTGCATCCACGAGAGATGCTTCAATGTCCTTGGCGCGAGACTCTGCGGCTTGCAGATCCTCAATGCGCTGCGAACGCGAATCAATGTCAGCATTGATCCGGTCATACTGCTCTTGTTCCTCAGCGGAAAGGTCACGACCCTCAGCCGCCGCAGAATCCAAGAGCGCCTTGGCTGCGTGCCACGCCTGTTGACGCGCCTCAACCTGTCGCTTCAAATACTCCATGATTGGAATACTCCTTAGATAGTTTGGTTTTGTTTACAAATCCGCAGCGGCTCCGCTAGCGGTAACGTCCTGCGGCTCCGCAGTGACGCAGTGGAGGTGTCCGGAATCGAACCGGAGTTCCCGCGTTGACCCTCGTGGGGTTTTGAACGCGAGTCGTACCAAATCACCCCCGACAGGATTAGAACGCTTTAGCCAACAACTCCATCTGCTTCTCAAGAATTGACAGAGGAACAGTAGGTTGCGGTTCATCAGTTTTGCCGGTCATCTTATCCACCAACGTGCGCAGGATGTTCGCCTGATCATCACTCAACTCACCGGACTGCAACGCGGTCATAGCGTCCGACAATTCGTCCGCGTCCATTTCAGTGCGATGCGCAATCATCTTCAAATTGCGGACACTCGCCGTAGTGGACGGGTACGCAGGCACGCCGCTAACCACGCTAACCTCATGCAAACGAACCTCTTGCAAAGTGCGCTCGTTACCATCCGCCGACCAATCATCACGCACAGTGGAAAATCCGAAACTCATTCCGGTGATATCAGACCTGCGAATGTGATACGCGGTTGACCTTCCGAGTTCAGTTTCTGGCAAGTCAATTTCAACATACCCACCATCAGGACGGTCCTCAATCCGCAAAGTCTTAGCGCGAGTCGAACCAAGCAACAACTCATCATTGTGGTTGTAGTAAGCACGCACATCGTTGCGGGATTTCAGGGTGCGAGTGAACGCGCCTTGCGCGATACGTTCCGTGAACGGCAACGGCAACGACGGTTCGTTATACCGCCAC